ATTTTTATTAAAAACTTATAGATTTATAAGACATTTAGAGTATATATTGTAATTAACAAGACTTTTCTTCTATCTCTGAATTATCACTCCAGTCGTAATCCTCAATTTCATAGCCATCAACCACAACCTCTGCATTGTCACCAAAGAAATCTCGCTTATCCTCATCAGACATACTATTCCACTCATTCTCATCTATAAACAACTCCAGATGTCCGTTGCGTAAATGCCCCACTACATAATCAAGTTGTCGTGTTAATTTAATCTTTGCCATTTTCTAATACCTTTCTTTCCTTATTTAACCCTTAACTGCCTTAATGATGTCTTCAATTTTCAAATAGGTTTCTTTCGTAATTTTAACAAGCATTCGCGTAATAGCCTCTTGAGCTTCATCATCAAAACAAATGTCCCATCCAGTTCCAGGTCCTGCGGGGTCTTGTTTCACGTCCGCATAACTTGCGAGGAAATCCAATATCTCCTTCGCTTGAGCCTCAATTTTAATAAGCTCTGCTGGGTCAACATAATTTTCCATCACTTCATCATAATCCTGCCAGTTATCGACTCCACCGACCTCTAGGCACTTTAGCTTTTCCTGAGCTCGTAATAATTCAATATATTCTTCTTGACTTAAATGTATCATCTTAATTTTTCTCCTTTAGTAATGTATTCAAGAAAGATAGCATAGTCTATCTTTATAGTAGCTTCTATGTATGGAAATACCAGAATAGTGCCATCTAGTCTTTCATCTCTGGTATCTAGATTGAGTTCAACATCAATAAAATCTAGACTTGTATCGATATTATCTTTAATGTAGTTTATGAGATCTTGTCGCTTAATCTTTATCATACTTCCTCCAAAGTTGCTATATACCTATTTCCATTGTCGCCATAAATGACTAATTCTTGAATTATGACTTCAGATAGCTGAATGTTTTCTAAATCATCAATCTGGGCTAATTTTAATGCTCGCTCTGGGCTTGGTTTTCTAGCAGAAGCCACAACTTCCATTCTTTGAACCCCGTCTGAATCGATATAGTGTATTTCCCAAGCCTTCATTCTAATCTCCTACAGGACTAATATCTATCTGCCAGACTTCTTGAATCTCGCTAAGATTAAACCACTCTGGTGGTTCTATTGTCCACACCTGTTTCAACCAATTCTTCTTAGTCAGTTTCGAACCTTTACTTGAGTTATTAACATATTGCTGATACCAATAATCTGAATCATATAGCTCGTCCTGTAAGGCATAATTCCAGAACTTATCTATTAGTTCTAATTCTGTATAATGTTCGGTCCAGGAAGACAGCAAATCCTCTCCCTCTATCTTATATAGCTTCATTTAATCAACCTTTACAGTTTTTCCATCTACCTTAAAACTAATAGCAACACTTTCCTGAACCTTAATGCCTGGAAGCTCCTTATCTACTAATCCAGTGTCTACGTGAGTTTTAAATTTCGCAGTATCTGGTACACGTCGATATAATTGATCATCAACCACAACGAAGTCTTCTTCAACCTTTTCTAATCGTGTATATTCTTCTGGAATATTGTTAGGATCTGTTACTCGAACAGTATTGCGAACTGAACAAGTGATTGACCATTTATCTCCTGCCTTAAAACCTTCTTCTTCTGGAGATAACAACTTCTTTATTCCATATTTCGGCATCTCGATTTTCAATTGTTCTTTTATTTGACTGATCTGTGTATCTATAGCTTTTTTTCTGGTCATGAACGCCTTAAATTGCTCACTTTGCATTAAGGCATTTTCTTCATCCAGAAGAGTTATGAGTTGACCTTGTAACTCTTTAATTTCTTCTTCTTGCATTTTATACCATCCTTTCGTTTATATTGTATTTTAATTATATAAAGAATAAGCTTAAAAATCAATACTTTTTCAAATAAAATACACCAGATTGTTTCTGGTGTATTGGAGGGTAACCTAGACTATGGGAGTAGTTTTAATCCACAATTGCTCGTATTCTTGACTATTTATTTCGCACTGACGAGCTTTACGTTTGCTCCATCGTATCATTCTAGCTAAGCGTTCAACTTCATCTGGTTCATCAAACTTATCTAAAACGTGGAAGAAATATTGATTGTCAATTCGGTACTTTAAGATCGTAATATTAGATCCGTCCACTACGATATTCCTTGACTAGATCAATTTTCTCTTCAAAACTTAAGGCTTCAATAGCTTTATCTTTTTCATTGTGACTTGCCCCATCCACGATTTGTAACAAGTCGGCATACATACCTTTTAAAAACTTGGCAGCCTCTTTCTGCTCATCTTCAGTGAGTTCGTTAACAGGCTTAGTTAAAATCTCTTTAATATCCATCTTCATATCCATAATTCTCTCCTCTCATATTAGTATTATATAGGAAATTGTCTTAAATGTCAAGCCCTAATGTAAATCAACTATCACTTCTTGTTCTGAAGGATACTGAGTATTGAAGTGTACCTGATAATGGGCAATAACGTCCTTTACCTTTACTTTTTTAGTCATAACTCTTGAGCCAAATGTTTCAGCCACTGCTTTATTGGTGGAAAATGAAGTATAACCCCTTGCGTCAGGCTCACCCTCTCTAATTCCACGATATAGTGTTAGTTCTGTAATTCCTGCGGATCGTAAAGTATCTTGAGTTAATTTCCTGTGTAGTGTATGTTCAGGGCTATTTTTATTCTTTTCAAGGAGTGGCATAATCGGATATGCACCTGTTTTACTATCTCGAGGTCCATTCCCTTCTGACCAATTTTCCTGATTTGACATCACTTTATTTAGATTTAATCCGCGTTTTGCAAACTGCTCTACGAATATCTCGTTCATAAGCTTTTTTTCCTGATTGACAATGGTCATTTCAGAATAATAGTCAAAGTCTTTGTATGCTAAGGCATCAGCCTTTTTCTGAGCCTTTACACGAGTGTTAAACCTACGACCCAATTGTTCACTTACTGATGCATAAGCACCGCCTGTACCCGAGCCTCCTCGCTTGCCAGGACGACCTGCATGCCCGAAGTTGCCCGAACCTTTACCGCCATTGATAACCATTGTTATCACCTGGACTGCTTTAAGTATTGCTTGATTCCTGTTCATAGGCTGATTATAACAAAATTCACATAAAGCTATCAATAATCACAAGGTATATGATTCTCTTGCCAATAGATAGTTGCTTTCCTGTTGTTTTCGTATTCTCTGCATAACCTAGCATATTTCTCTTGAATTATTGGAGTAGCATTATATCTCTTACATAACCATTGCTTATCAGGATCCGCTATATCGGGATTGTACAAACATAAATCACACCAAGGAAGACTAGTTACAAACATACCCCATTCCATTTGAAGCAATATTGTAGTTTCAGCATACTCGTAATTTTTGAGGTGTCTTGCTTCGTTAAAAGATTTGCACTCAATTAATCCTATAGGTTTGTTGTCTTGATAAACTACTCCATCTGGTGAGTAACCCGCAATACTAAATTCATCACTACGAATGAATCCTGGAGTCCTAACCTCTAAACCATTAACTTGTTCCCAGATATACCTATTGACTGGCTCTAGTTCATGCCCACGTCTTGTAAAGTAATTTCCTGTAAACGAGTTGTTAGTTTTATCTGACAAAATTTGCTCAACAGGAGTTTTTTTAATTGCAAAGTTATAAGCATCTGTACCAGTTAAGTACCTACCTCTAATCTCAAGCCACTCAGGAGTTCCCTGTTCTAACTTTTCGATTATTTTCATTACTTCTTATTTAGCTCGATAACTCTTTTAACCTTTTCAGATATAGTGCTTTCAGGTTCCTCTTTCTCTTCGTTCGCTACAATTTTAATTTCTACCAGCTCATTATCTCGATAGATATCATTAAATAGTCCGAATTGTGATGCACACTTTTTAAGAGCATCTGAAGCAGCGGCTTTCATATCGTTACCGAAGTCCACTGGCTCGTTTGTGCCTTTTTTAAACATTACGTCTTTACGACCGTATTGTTCACGTGTAACTGAAACTCCAGTACTTGGGTTGGTAATTGTTAGTCTTCCTCGTACCACTACTGATTTCGTCTTAACTGCCATTTCTAAAGCAGTAGCCTCATCTGTTACGATACTGAAATCCCAAAAACCACCAAAAGTAGTATTCAAAGCCACGATAACATCAGCCGCCTTAACGTATTTCCACGTACCACCACCCTTAGCCGGGCGTTCATAAATCATTGATGGCGATGTGGTGTGACGAATCTTTTTCAGCTGTTCTAGGTTGAAAAAATTCTCTTTACCTGTTGTTAGGGTTAATGCATCCTGCTTAAGGACTACTTGTTTTTCTGACTTTTTTTCCATAATTTGCCTCCTTTTTATGTATTTATAATAACAAATTACAAAAATTAAATCAACCCGTTTCGTTTATTTTTTTAGCTAAATGGCTTATAATTAAAAACACAAGTAATAAGTCAAGGAGGGAAAACTTGGAGTGACAATAGAAGAAATGTTAAACGCAGGAATGGTTGTTACCTACAATGTAGCACTTGCTAAAGAGATTGGGCTTGCGGAAGCCATAATCTTAAACACTATAAAGCAAGCAGGCATGACAGAAAATGGATATGTTTCGTATAGTTCAGATGTATGGACTGATCTAACAGGCTTAACTGAAAAACAGGCTCAAAAGGCATTAGATAATTTAGTTAAATTAGGCTATCTTGACATTAGGACTATTAAAGAAAACGACATTGAGAGCGTGCAATATAGAGTAAAATAACTTAGCTAGAAAGGTAAATATATGAACAATACATTTGAAAACGGAACAGATAACGACGTTACAGTAATACCTAAGCAAATATTGAGAGCTGGATTATCAGCTAAAGCAGTAGGGCTATATACATGTATAGTTTATCTTCTTAATAGAGATGAACGTATATCAGCTTCTGTGTTAGCAGATATGAACAAAGATGGAATCACTAGTGTAGAGAGTGGCTTAAGAGAGTTAGAAGCGGCTGGATGGTTGCGTAGGAGTAAGAAAAAGGATAATAAGGGACATTTTTATTCGGTATACGAGTTGAAAACCAATTAGCAAACATTTTTCTGGAGGGTGAAATGAATAAATTAAACAAAAGTCGTATAAGGTTTGCGTGCACTCCTTGTAACCTAGTGAATAGCGGAACAGTGTCATTACAAGCAAAGGGGCTGTTCGCATATATTGAAGGCAAGCCCGAGGGTTGGCATTTTTCTGCTAGTAGAATTGCTGCCGAGATTAAAGAGGGTGTGTCATGTATAGAGTCATGTTTAAGAGAGCTTGAAGAAAGCGGGTATTTGAAACGAGAGAAAAAGAAAAATGAGCGTGGTCATTGGTATTCTGAGTATACAGTATATTCTGTACCAGAATACGAAAGAGCATTAGAAGAGGCTGAAGAAAACGAACAGGAAGACGACACTAACCCTTATACATCCAAGCCTTATACGTCCAAGCCTTACATCACAAGGACTGGAGATGCAAGGGTATATATAAA